AGCCTTGCCGTTTATAACAATATACGCCAGCGCAGCAGGTATGTAAATACCTAAGGAGATCACATGAATAGAGAACAAGTACAGAAACAATTAGCAGTAGACGAAGGGATAGTACACGAAGTATACCTTGATCATTTAGGCTATGCCACATTCGGCATCGGGCACTTAATTACGGATAAAGATCCAGAGCAAGGGTGTGCGGTCGGTACTCCTGTCAGCGAGGAAAGAGTTACAGAAGCTTTCCAATCTGATCTTGATATTTCTATTGCAGAGTGTACAGTTCTTTTTGACCTGTGGGATACTTACCCAGAGGAAGTCCAAGAGATACTCGTCAATATGATGTTTAATCTTGGTCGTCCTCGACTTAGTAAGTTTAAAAACTTTAAGAAAGCCCTTGATAAAGGAGCATGGGGGTTCGCTGCAATTGAAGGCAGAGACTCTCTTTGGCATAGACAGGTGGGCAATAGAGCTGAAAGGCTTATGGTAAGAATGGAAAATGTCTAAGCTTTTAATGGGAATCATAGTAGCGATGGGTAGTGCAGGTTTTCTGTACTACCAGTTCGCTATTGTACCTATGCAGAACAAGTTAGAGGAACAAACTGCTGTAATACTTGCCCAAGATCTGCGAGATCAAGAGCAAAAAGCTACAATCGTCGCAATTCAAGAAAACATGGAGAAAACAGTAGCAGCAAGTGCAACTCTTCAAAAGCAGAACCAACAGTACGAAACTCAGATGGCTGATTATTTAGACATCTTTCGCAGACATAACATAGCGCAGCTAGCCAGTGCAAAGCCTGGTTTAATGACTACGCGAGTGAATAAAGGCACGGAGAAAGTATTCAATGAAATTGAAGATATTAGCAAGCGCATTAACTCTCTTAACGATTAGTGGTTGTAGTCTGCTACCTCAGCCTCCTCGTGAAGTAGAGATTATAAGCAAACCTATAGAGATTATAATCACACAACCTATCATGCCACGACCCCTTAATCTCAAGGAGCCGAACTGGTATGTAGTATCAGACACTAAAATAGCTAACAAAGACGGGACATATCCCGAAGGATATACTTATTTTGATAAGTTCGTAGACGACATTAAAAAGAAACATGGTGGCGATCTAGTGTTTATAGCAATGAGTGTAGCAGACTACGAGTTAATGTCCTACAACACACAAGAGTTGAAAAGATATATTAATCAGCTCGGTGAAGTTATTATATACTACAAAGACGTAACCACGCCCAGTAAAACCGCACCTATTGAAGAATAATTCTTGACACTCTTCCTAAAGTTTAGTATAATACTTATTCAATTTACGGGAGAACTATAATTAATCTTTTTTGGCTACACGAAGACCTTGATAAGTGTGCAGAGTACCATGTTGATAAACACGTCAACAAGATGATACTCGAAGCTGCACAGCTTATCTGTACAAACCTGTGGTTAGATCATTTATTCGGGTATATACCTCGTAATATTACTAAGGAAGAGAATGCTGTTCTCCAGACTACTCGTAAGCAACAGAAAGAGTTGTCTATGGATGAGCGCATATTTCCTTATCTACCTACGATGTTTAACCACCCTTCGTGTGTGTGGGTTCGTACTTCTATGGAGAACTTTGCATGGACGCATAACTATGCTAACGCTTTAGGTAGCGAAGCACACTATCGTTATGGTAGTCTCCACAAAAGTCTGGATATGATTAATAATCTACCAGATCCACAACATATACCAGATATAGGCTTTACCGAGTTTGCGCTCGCTATGCCAGAGGAACTAAAAGATTATGATAACCCTATACAGTCTTATCGTAATTTCTATATGCTCGACAAAGCTACGTTCGCTGCGTGGAAACATAGAGACAAGCCACCTTGGTGGGACGAAGAGCTGGCTGACTACGAAAACAGAATTTCAGGACAATAAAAAGGATCAGAACAAATGAGTGTAAAACTTATATCACCTACGGGTGAAGTAGACTTACTACAAGATATTGCATACATGGCTAGGGTATCTAACCCAGCAAACCAGAATAATGAGAAAACTTCTCAGAAGTTAGTTAAGTACCTAATTAAGCATAAGCATTGGTCTCCTTTTGAGATGGCTAGTATTACTATGGAGATTAACACCACCAGAGATATTGCTCATCAGATAGTAAGGCATCGTAGTTTTGCTTTTCAGGAGTTTAGTCAACGGTATGCGGCTCCGGGCGATCTTGACGAGTACCCTTGGGATTTGAAAGAGACTCGCCTGCAAGACGAGAGTAACCGTCAAAATAGTATTGAAACAGAAGATACTTTATTAAATCAACACTGGATGCAGCAACAGAAGCGTGTAATAGACACAGCAAGCGGTGCTTATCAGTGGGCTATCGAACAAGGTATTGCAAAAGAACAGGCGAGAGCTGTCTTACCAGAAGGCTTGACTAAGACTCGTTTGTATATGCATGGTACTGTAAGATCATGGATTCATTATATTGATGTACGTACTACTCCAGGTACCCAGAAAGAACACATGGATATTGCTCGTGAGTGTGCTTATGAAATCAATACTGTATTCCCTATGATTAAGGACTTTGTACATGAGTGATATTAAAAATTCAAAAGGCATCACTTTTCGACTTACAGAGTCTGGTTGGGAACCAAGCGAATCAGTAAACGTTATAGGTAAAAAATTCGATAGTGAAAAGCCGAAAATGTATCTTTTACCCCCGAAAGCCACACTAGAGGTAGCAAAAGTACTAACCTTTGGTGCGGCCAAGTATGATGAAGAGAACTGGCGAAAGCTAGAGGATGCTCAGAAAAGATACAGTGGTGGTGCACTTCGGCACATATTCTCCCATCTGGACGGAGAGCTAGAAGATCCAGAAACAAATTTGTCGCATCTAGCTCACGCTATTTGCTGTTTACTATTTAAATTGGAGTTGGAGCTAGAAAATGATAAAAAGAGTGAAAAAGAAGGATTATGAGAATCTGACCTCGAGCAATATTGAGAAGGTTATTGCGCTTCTAAACCCTGGCTCTGATACCGATAAGCCGATAACTAAGAAACAAGCATGTGATGTTCTTAACATAGCCTATAATACGGCAAGATTACAGAAGATTATTGAAGAATATGAAGACAGAAAAGCCTATACAAAAAAACGAAAGAAGTCTCTGCGGGGTCGTCCGGCGTCTACTCAAGAAATCGCTGAAACGTGCTCAAGTTTCCTCGGAGGAGATACTCTCACAGATATCGCCAAGAGACTATTCAGGTCTCCCACTTTCATACGAAACATTCTTGAGACAGTGGGAGTACCGGCAAGACCAGCAAACAAAGAAGAAAGAATGACTCCCCACTACTTTCCCGATGAGTGTGTAGCAGAAGACTTTAAAAACGAGGAAATTGCATGGTCTGCTCAATATCACAGTACTGTTATAGTCAAGGATAGGTTGACACCTGAGTACGTAAATGCAAAGAAAGGCATGACCGCTGTTGACTACGAGGGTAAGTATGGATGTCCTTGCTATAGTATTTATGTAGTACAAAAGATAGACAGCGAAGATACTTATTTTTCAAATGTACAAACTGGCGGTTTCAATGCATACGCACCAGCATATGAATTAGGAAAGCTGACTCATTTGGAAAAGTATGGGATAAATTTAAAGAGGTTATAAAAAATATTTCTTGACAAGATGGTAGTTTCTCCCGTATAATATCTTTTCAAATTTAGGAGAATTAACATGTGGGCATTCATATTAATCGCTTTGATTATTGGCTCCGCCAGCAATAAGCAACTAACAGAAAAATGTGAGCAAGAAGTTAAAGACAATATTGCGGATAGTATGTACGAGTGTACTAATTACTATCGCAATAGGCTGAAGTAATTTGGGCGACCGATTTTACATGCAACAACTAGAGGCAACGGGTTTTACACCGGGGCTTAAAAACACTAAACCAAAAAGGAAACGAGCAATGGCTTGGGACGACGATAAAAAAGCACAAGCAGTAACTATGTACGAAGCAGCAGAACCAACTCCAGAAACTAGTATGGAGATTGTAAAAGATATTGCAGAAGAATTAGACGAGTCACCAAACGGTGTTCGTATGATCTTAACAAAAGCTGGCGTTTATGTTAAGAAAACCCCTGCGGCTAAATCTAGCAGCAGTACAACAGGAGGAGGGGGCACTGCCCGAGTCTCTAAAGCAGCAGCAGCAGAAGCTCTGACCGCAGCTCTTAGTGACGCAGGACAGTCTGTTGACGAGGAAATTATTGCCAAGTTAACAGGTAAAGCTTCACAATACTTTACTTCTATTATTATCGCAATAAACGAAGCGTAAGTAGTAGCCTCACTAGGTTCGCCTAGTGGGGTCTTTTTGTACCTATAGAAATCACCTTGTAATAGTAGCATCACAATAATGATTGCTGAAATACTAACCCAAGGAGC